ACTGCATTTTCCTCCTAATACAGTTAACTTTCATATTACTAAGTACTTTTTCTGATTTTTAGTGAAAGAGATTGTGCTAGCAACATGAATTTGGTATCCCTTATAAGTATCCCCATCCGAAATCTGTGTTTTAAAGTACTCAATTGCATTTTTTACAAAATTCTCAGGTAATTCTAGCTCGGATGCAACTTCGTAAGTAGTTTGTAATCCCAAATCATAGCACCTAATTAGGTCATCCATTGAGATAGCTGATTTATAGGCTAATTTTCTGGCAAGCAATTCCTGTTTACGATGATCTAACTGTTTCTGGTTAACTATGACCCCAACTGATGTCAGAAAATGCATAAATTCTTCACGTAGAATTACTTCTTTATCAGCCTCTGGTTGATCAGGTTCCAGAAATAGATACGGTTTACCCTTGCGAGTGCGGTAAGCACCATATAGACCGGTTTTCTTTTTAAGGCCGCCTTGCTCAATAATGGTAACGTATTGCGCGTACGTAATTTCCAATTCTTCTAATTTACTCAATCCCACAAAATCACCTTATTTATAACTATTATATTTATCAATTTCGCCATCGAGATAATCTCCAATCTCTTTGGCCTCTTGATCGCTAATTTTATGATTTGGATCAGCTTGGTGAGCGGCTAATGTTTCGGGACCGTCCATAATACTTATCTGATCGGTGAGTTGCTCTTGAGCGTATGCGAGTACTTTTTTCTGTCTGTCGTGGTGAAGCGACGTAACTACTTTATTTATCTCACCGGTTATTTCATCTGGCTTTAATCCCATTAAATAAGTAAGATCAACATTTAATGCATCCGCAACTTTAGACACGACATCTACTGGAACCTTCTCTATATCGCCTTTTTCGTATCGAAAGATAGTTGAACGGGAGACACCGATTTCTGCTGCAAGTTGGTCCGCATTTATGCCTTTCTTTTTACGGATATTTTTCATTCTTTCGCCAACGTTCATAACAACGCCTCCTCATATAATATAAATAAAGTATATACCAGTGTCGCAAAAATGCAACACAAATATGTCGCATTTTTGCGATTTGCTTGTTGACAAACTCAACCTTAGGATATATGCTTAATACATCAAGTCGCATAAACGCGACTAACGGGGAGGAGAGAAAATGCTGAACATGAATATGGACCGTTTGCGTGGGCTGTTAGTAGAGCGTCATGTAACACAAGATGAAGTGGCAACAGCGTTAAAGATTAATCGCAGTACCTTCTATAGAAAAATCAGTGAGGGTGGAAATCGATTTACGGCAGAAGAGATTTTCAAAATGCGCGATTTTATCCCGCTGAGTGATCAAGAAGTTATCGATATTTTTTTAACAAAGAAAGTCGCATTATTGCGACATAAGGAAGTAATTTAAATGAATGAAGTTGAACTATTTAATTTTGAAGGAATGAACGTTCAAACTATTTTAATTGATGGCGAACCATATCTTGTTGGAAAGAATGTCGCCACTCTGTTGGGATATAAAAATACCAAGGATGCTCTGGCAAAGCACATTAATGACGAGGATAAGCTGAAGGCGCAAGTTGCGACCTCAGGTCAAAAACGTCTAATGACCATGATTAATGAATCAGGACTTTATGATCTGATCTTCGATGCTAGTCGTCAGGGACATAACCAAGAAATCCGGATGCGGGCTAAACGTTTTCGTCGCTGGGTAACTAGCGAGGTGCTCCCGTCCATCCGCAAGAATGGCGTTTACATGACGGATGAGAAGTCCTACGACGTTACCCATAATCCAAACGGACTGGCGGACTTATTGATGCAGGCTGGTGAGCAGTTGAAACAGAAGAACCTAGTGATTAAGGAATTACAACCGAAAGCACTTTTGGCGGATGCGGTTGCTACTAGCGATACCAGCATTTTGGTTGGTGAACTTGCCAAATTGCTAAAGCAGAACGGTGTGAATGTGGGTCAGAATCGTTTGTTTACTTGGCTACGTGATAATGGATATCTGATTGCTGCTAAACGGACTGATCGCAACATGCCAACTCAGCGATCTTTGGAACACGGATGGTTCGAGATCAAGGAGCGCAGCTTTGCCAATCCGGATGGCAGCATCCGGGTAACTAAGACGCCTAAAGTTACTGGTAAAGGTCAACAGTACTTCATTAATAAGTTTTTAAAAGATGAATTAGTTATGTAAGGAGGAATACTAAATGAAGTTAGAAAAAGCAGTACGGATTGCACAAAAAAATGGTCAAGGTATCGCAAGACATAAGGATGACCCAAGACCATGTATTTATATTCCAACCAACACTTCAGCTGGCATTATTGTACTGCCAAATCATCGGCAAGCTTTTGTTCGTTGGGAGCCAAATTTAGATGATTTGACGGCTAAGGATTGGTTTGTAATTGGTTAAACAAAAGGAATAGTGTTCTTAATTTTTGAAATAAAGTCGATTACTTTATCTAATCTATCTTTAAAAGAAACTTCGAGTGCGGCGACCGAATCAGTTGTCATATTGATATATGCAAGTGTCATATTCGCTGGTGATCCTGTTATTAATCCCTTGTCCCTTAGTTCGAAGCAAGTATCAAGTACATCTGCTTCATTCCACTGTGGCATGATTTTTGAATTGATTTCGGCGACACTGTCGAAGCTTCTGGCTTGCCGTTTTTCTATGCCAGTCATACGACGGTCTAAATATTCTTTATACATTGATGCAATTAGAAATTTGGCATCATTTGTAAGATTGTAGTCATTAATTTCCATATTTATCACCTCGGTTAATTGGGATAAATCAAGTATACAACTAAGCAAACATAGGGGGCGAGTTGCGTGGATTTAAGAATGAAAGATGTACCGTAAGAAATAAAAAGAGTGTTCCAAGTTTGGCGGTAGCAAGGAACACAAATTGAAAGCGTACTTTTAATTGTTTGGATCGCGAAGCCAACAATTATGGCATTCGTCGCATTCTATAACATTCACAACGATTCCATTTGGGTCAATTTTGTGATTAGCCTTGTCCACAGAGGACAACATGAATAAGTTATGAAATTTGTTGGTTACCACTTGTTCATCACTAATTAAGCTACCACAAAATGGACACTTGAATTGCTTCATAAATTTTCACCTCGATTAATTGAACTAACAAAATTATACACCGAAAGGAGTGACTAAGATGGACAGTTTGATAAGTGCTTTGTCGAAGCTTTTCACACAAGCATATGAACAAGGTATTGCGGATGGTCGTAGTCAGCAAGCTGTTGATCATAAAATGATTGGACGTAAAGATTTCTACTCTGAGTTTGGCATTAAGGTCGATACATTCGACAAACACTATCGTGATAAAGAAGGATTTCCAAAGCCAGAAGAAGACGGAAAATGGTACGCACCAGCAGTCGATAAGTGGTTATTGAATCATCAGAATTTAAGTAACTAAAACCTAGGCGGGTAGATGATGATTCGGCTCATAAGGAGGAAATACCATGGTAGAAGTTGTGATATTAACTTGGGCGTTGACATCCGTATGGTACAAACGTCATGAAATTAGAAACTGGTTTGGAATTTAAGGAGGAAACAATATGTATGAAGAAGACATTGAACACGCACTAAAAACACGCAAGCATCGCACGATTCGTGCGGACGAATGTGAGCTGATTAATGCTATTGCTTATGACACAACTGGAATTATTAAGAGGCACCCGCGTCTTTACTATTCAGAAGAGTTTATTGCTGAATTACAAGAACACGGTATCAATGTTTGCGAGCCAGATGAAAATTCCGACGATGATTGGACATTCAAATTGCCGTCAATGTAAGGGGGAACAATTATGAAAGTTTATGTAGGTGATCGAGTGAGTTACAAGGCAGAGTATAGTTGTGGCCAATTAATACGAGAAGCCGGCGTTGGTAAAGTAGTGGATATTAAAAAAATTCCGTTCACATTGCGCACTCAAAAAGATGTGGCTGTAGTTGAACAAAATGGACAGCAATTCGAGATTATTACCAATGGTATTCAAGTGCTCAAGTAGGAGGAATGATCATGCAAAAAGCATCAATTTTACCACTCCACGAGTGGAAACGAGTGCAAAAAAAGCCATCGCTAGTAACGGCTAACGATGGACTAATGGAAGAGATGCTCAGCACCAACATCTACTCTATTCCAAAGCAGTCTCGTTTGCAAGTACTAAGAAAGCGAGGATGGTAGTTATGGAAGAAATCGTGAACAATCACATCAAGTTTCTAAAGCGTGTTATCAACAGCATTTGGATCAGTGATGGCGAATCGCTAGCCAAGTTGTACAAGATGTTGGATAAGAGTGAAACAGAATTGAACGAATTACGGGGGCTCGAATAGTGGCGAATGAAGTAATTAATCTGCCAGACTACACGGTGGACTATCAACCGGTACCAATTAAAATTAACAACTTGGAAGGATTGCAGGCGTCCATTGCGCAATATGTATCGCGTTACTCGAATTTAGTAATCACCGAAGATAACGTAACTGACAGCAAGCAAGTGCGAGCCAAATTGAACAAGCTCAAAAAGGCGCTTGATGATCGGCGCAAAGAAATCAAGCGAAATTATAATCAACCATTACGTGAGTTTGAAACCGAGGTAAAAAAGCTTGAAGCCAGCATCGACATGATCATTGATCCGATTGATGAAGGGCTTGGTGAGCTGGAGGTTCAACGCCGTGAACAACGCAAAGCTGACGTGATGGGCTTGATTGCTGAAATGGCACCCAATTACGACGTTGGGGTGGATGAAATTGAATTCGATCCTCGTTGGCTGAATAAGAGCATCAGCAACAAACAAATCACTCAAGAAGTTGCATCGTCGATGACGGTGGTAAAGCAAGCCAAGGATAAGTTGGCTACTGCCACAACGATGATTACCAAGTATGCTCAAGCAGTCGACGTTGATCCTATCCCATGGATTGACCAGTTGAAGCAAGGACAGGACGTCCAGTACTTGTTGCAGGCAATTGACCGGCAAGTTGAATCAGTCAAAGAACGTGAACGTCAGCGAGAACTTAAACAACAAGTGGCTGCAGAGCATCAGCAAGAAACGAGTACCGGTAAAATTGTCGATACAGACACTGGCGAAGTAGTGTCCCTTACTCGAACTTTGAAAATTATAGCCACTAAAGACCAGATGTGGGGGCTATCTTCATATATGAAAAAGAATGGTATTAAATTTGAGGCGGTGAACTAATGAGTCTTGAAGAAGCTAAGGCTATGGGAGCATTTGCTAGTGCATTAGCATTATTCCAACAGCAAGTTGTTGCACCAAAAGAAAACGGACATGTTAGTTATAAAAGCACAAAATATGATTATGTTATGTTAAAAGATTTGATTAAAGCTATCAACGAAGGAATCAAAGAAACAGGATTGGCTTGGCTTCAAGACACTAAGACAAATGCTGGTATTGTATCGGTTAGAACAATTGTCTTTCACAAAGACGGTTATCGATTTGAATCATCATGGACTGAAATCAAAACAAGTGGCAAAGCGCAAGATGTCGGTAGCGCCATGACCTATGCGCGTCGATATTCATTGAGTACAACGTTTGGCGTTAACTCTGAAACCGATGATGATGGTCAGTCAGCAAATGAGGGTGCACCGCAGTTCGAACAGGCCAGTCATGCTCAGCAAAAATTGTTAACTAATCTGTTTAACGAAATGGCTAAAACTACTGGTAAAGCAGCAAAGGATGTTCAGAAGGGATATTTGGGATTAACAACAATTGGTACATTACGTCATGACATGGCAAATTCATTGATTAAGCTAATCACAGAACAACTTGAAAAATTAACAGGCAAGGTGGGTGACAAGGCATGATTAATCGAAGCGTTTTAGTTGGTAGGCTTACAAGAGACCCAGAATTACGTTATACGAATGGCGGTGCTGCGGTTGCAACGTTCACGATTGCTGTAAATCGCCAATTTACAAATCAAAATGGAGAACGTGAAGCTGATTTTATTAGCTGCGTTATCTGGCGGAAGGCTGCTGAAAATTTAACTAATTTCACACATAAGGGATCGCTTATTGGAATTGATGGTCACATTCAAACGAGAAACTATGAAAATCAGCAGGGGGCGCGTATTTACGTTACTGAAGTAGTCGTTGATAACTTCTCATTGCTTGAATCACGTGCTGAATCTGAACATCATCAAAGTGCAAATAGTAATGGCCACAGCTCAAACAATAGCAATAATAGAAAATATGATAACAATCCAAACCAGTATGGAAATAATGGTGGCCAGGTTGATATTACGGACGATGACTTGCCGTTTTAAGCTGAGGTGATCATGTGGAACTACTACCGACTAAGTTAATTGAAAAAGATGGCGAGTGGTATCAGGTTCAGAAGCTCACCCATAAGCCTAACCTTGATCATATTGAAACGGTAAGTGGCTCTGCTGGCGAATACTACACGTACTCGGAACTAGCTGACACACGCAAAGCTAGGCCACAGCAACGACGCCTGTTTTTCGCATTGCTTAGTGACATATATGCATGGTCAGGTATGCCGACAGACTTCTTGAAAAACTTGTTTTATTTGCAATATGAGTCATATACGTTTGGCAAGCAGATTAGCCTGTCAGACACCACAGAATCGTCTGTGAGCGACGCTAACCAGTTACTCGACCTAGTTATCGACTTCATGTTTGAATGGCACGTACCGTTCAAGGAAGGATACAAGCTATTACCACGTGAGCAAGAGTATTACCTGTTTCAATGTTGCCATCATCGAGTTTGCATAATCTGTGGTAATCGTGCTGATATCCATCATGTAGACGTTATCGGAGCTGGTTTGAACAGAACACACGTTGACCACACCAAACGGCACGTTATGGCATTGTGCCGAGTCCATCACAGCGAGATTGAGCAAATTGGCTCCGTGGCATTTAGTGCAAAATACCATGTCCCGGTAGATGGCATGAAATTAGATAAAGAAACACTAAAACGAATTGGCTTGAAAGGTAAATACAGCAGTGACTAATACACCGGGTGGGTGGAATGCCCATGATTGGAGGAACTGATATGACGGAAACAGTTGAAAGACCAAACTATTACGCCATTATTCCCGCAAGCGTTAGGTACGACAATAAACTTCCGGGAAAAGCGTCATTATTGTATGGCGAGATAACAGCCTTATGTAATCAAAAAGGGTATTGCTGGGCAAGCGATAGCTACTTTGCAGATTTGTATGGGGTGGCTAAGTCAACAATTCAAACGTGGTTAAAGGCGCTAGAAATCAATGGTCATATTTTACGTGATGTAATTTATAAAGAGGGTACACGTGAAATCGAGCATAGGTATATCAGAATTTCGGTGGGGGGTATACCGAAAAACCAGAGTACCCCTACACCGAAAAACCAGAGAGATAATAATACAAGTATTAATACTACAGTTAATAATACAAGTAATAAAAAACATAGTGCGGCTAACGCCAAACCGCTTGTGCAACTTGAAAAAGATTTTGAAGAAATTTGGCAAGCCTACCCAAATAAAAAAGGCAAGGGACAAGCTTTCAATCATTACAAGGCTTGGCGGAAAAAATCAGTTGATCACACGAATGAATATTTGTTTAACAAGTTAGACCGCTATAAGCAGTATATCAAGCTTAACTCTAACTGGTATCACCCATTAAATGGCGCAACTTGGTTTAACGGACGCTTTGATGATGAATTAGATTTGACACCTCAGCCACAAAACAGGGGTTATCAAAAGAACACTCGTAAAGAAATCATTCCTCAATGGGTTAAAGACCAAAAGTCACAACATAATGCTAATCATGGAACAAGTAATCACATTAGTGACGATGATCGCAAACGTTTAGCTGATCGTTTGGCTAAATTAGAATCAAAAGGAGGTTAGGCTATGACAAGCAAAAATTGGCCTAAAGAACTGGAAGTAATTCATAAGCTAGAAGCGAGATACGGCAGCATGGATAACGTGCCACCAAGCAAACTAGCCAACTTGCATAAGATGCCTGGTATTAAAGACGTGTCAGACGGTTACACGGAGATTACGCGTACCCAGTATAATGCCATTAAATTAGTCATGGAAGGCAAGCAGGGTAAAACTAGGACGTCTCGGGAGTTAAAACGGAGTAACAGTTGGATTGATAGGCGTATTCGTGCGATTGACGAAAACAAATACTACATTACGGAGGACGAAGATGCCTAGACAACTGAGCAACAGGCACAAATTGGCCAGGACTTCATTGCTGATATTATGGAGTTGAGCAATTGCGATAGTAAACAAAAAGCCGCCTACTAAGGCGACCAGTCACAGGACCACTCGAATGACCGTTGTCAGTATAACATATAAAAGCGTCGTATCTGTTGAGGAGAATACGGCGCTAGGAATTAAAGCAACTATAATATACACCACACGATATATTTAGGCAACCCTAAACATGTGCGCTGCTAGACTACAATATTTGAAAGGGGAACTGGTAGTGAAACGCTCAACTATTAGAAAAGTAGAAGATATTTTGCGCGATTATCCCAAAATTGACAAGTATATCGAGAAACGTGAACAGGAATTACGTTATCCAACTGTACCACGTGATGATAATGTTGGAGGTGGCAAGGCACAATACAAGTATCCGGAAACAACGCTCAACACGATTATCACGATTGATGATGATCGGCGCATTAATGCCTTGAAACATCAGCGGGAAGTGATTGACGATTGCCTAGATGGTGCTGAACATGACACTGAGGTGATTATTAATGAGCTGTATTTCAAAAAGCACCAGCAATATACAATCGATGGATTGATATCTAGTCACTGCATTAATGTTAGCCGTACAACTGCATTTAGACTAAAATCACGTTTTATTTCAAAATGCGCAGAAAAATTAGGATTGTACGATTTAAGTTGAGACTAATTGTGGACTTTTGACCCCTATAATCGTGCTAAATTGGTAGTATGCCAAATGTGATTGACGTGCATGAAGTAATCCTCCAAATTACAGACTGGTAGTCGCTGTGGGCTAATTGGTAAGCCACAATGAGATGCGGGTTCGAGGCCTGCCGGCGATATGAAGTATTTGAATGAGAGTGATAAGTGGATTATGAACATATGTTCTGATACACTGGTACCATTCCAAGCATTATTGAATATGAGTAATAATTCATTGAATTATTACTTTTTTTAGTGTTTACTTTATTTAATGATGTTTTGGAGGTAAATAACTTGGAAAGTTATTCTGTATTTAAACTAAACTTAGGTCCAGCAGTGATTAAAAGCTATACAAAGGACCGTACAAATGGCTGGAAGCAGCTTAAATATGACGTAATAAAAAGTGATTTAATGGATATTTTCGGTAATCCGGTTGAATATGATCATGGTGAGTATTTGCATTTTGTTTCGAAGAACACAAACGCCAAAAAAGAAATTATTGAGTCGAGCGAATACCGAGAGTTCATTCAAGCTATGAATCAAATAGAAAAGGAGTATTTTGCTGTAATAAAAAATTATTCGAAAAATGACGGTATTTTATGGCCAGATAAATTTTTAACAATCACAAAGCCTGATACAAAGCAATGCATTATAAGTCTTTTGGAAAAGTATCCTGTGCTTAATACAGCATTTGATGAGATCTCTGATGATGATGTTATGGGTAATTTAAAGGGATATGGTGAATATGGTCATGGTCGTAAAGCAATAATTGATTCGAGAAAGATATTTAGATATATAGAAGCAAAAGAAAATATACTTTTAGGCGTGGATTTCTTTTATGAGCTAAAAAGTGAGTATATTTTAATTTCATCAGAAAACGTTAGCAGTGCTCAGGTGGTCAGTATGTCTGAGAGGATTCAGGCGGTGATTAACGCTGCCAAGATGACCAATATTGGGCATGTATCTGTCAACATGGTTCAAGATGGTGTTGAGATAACAAAACAATATGCACAAGTGACCGTAAACTTAGTTTATCCCAATGGTGCGAAACAAGTTGAAGAGAGAGATATTGCTAGTCGAATAAAGGTAAATGCAGCGAATGTTAAAGAAATTTATAAGGCGCCAAAGGGTGAAAAAATTGATACTGCGGAACTTGCGAAGAAGCTAGAACCGGACGCAAAACATGGCTATCTAAAGTCGATTATGCATGGTAAAACTAGCATAATGAAGTATATACCAATGATTGTTAAAAAGAGTTTTCATAATTAGGTGATAATAGCATGTCAAAGATAAGATATTTAGTAAATAGCACTTGGAAAAACCACAGAACTACTGTGTTTAATATGTATTCGTTAATTGGGGTAATTATAACTTTGATTTTTTCATTCTTGTTTTTATGTTTTCCTAAAGTAATTAGTGTTGATTATAAGGTATCCAGTTTGTTAAGTGTTTCTGTTACTGGGTTGTCGTTTACCTTTGCATTATTTGTTGCAGTACGAAATGTGTTCGATATTCCAGAACTTGGACATATTTATCTTGTCTCAAGAACACATGAAAATTTAAAAAACACCTTTAAAGAAATTTTTGTGCCGTATGTTTGGACGTCTTTTCTGTGGTTAGTGTTGGTTGCCATATCAATTAGCTCAATGATTTTTCGGTTTAATGTTTTTATTAATAAAGCGAGTATTCAGTATTTTAAAGGTTTGACATTAATACTGGTACTTGTTGCTGCTTTGAATATATTTGGACTTGTTTCGGATACTATCCATGATACTCAGAAGAAAGCTAAGAGGGCTAGTGAGGATGAAGCGGATCGTATCTGCAAAGAGTCAAATAATAACCAATGACTAAAATCGTGATATATAGGTAGTATTGGCTTTTTTATTAGAGATGGGAAAATTCACAATGCTTGTTGGACGGTATAGAATCACAACGAAATGTTGGATATTAGTTTTTTTAAAACTGACTCTCGCTTATTGGCGGGAGTTTTTAATACATAAAATTAACCAGAAAGTAAGGTGGGGATGTTTGTAATGCCCAAAATGGTTCACAGTAAATATGGCTACGAGCCGCCAGAGTGGGTTCAGGCTGATGCCCGGCTAGATAAGTGGTACAAGGATAAGAAGCGTCGTGCTAATAAGCATGGCGCTTTTAGTTTGGAAAAGAAACGGAGGAAGCAGCATGCCAAGGACAAGAAGATGCCGTTATCCTAACTGCCATGAGATGGTTACATTCCCTGACCACTATTGTCAGCAACACCATGAGCATGAAGCTGAGTACTTGGCTAGTCGGCAACGTTGGGCACGTGGTAACGATAAGCAATACACGCACAAGTACAATACGGTTACACGTTATCGTAATGAAGATAAGCGTCAGCAATACAACTTCTATCGGACAAGGCAATGGTCACATCTAAGGCAACGAGTCCTGGAGCGTGACCATTACTTATGTGCTTACTGTAAAGTGCAAGGCGTTATCACGCCTGCTAAGACAGTTGATCATATTGTGCCAATTGAGTTTGATGAAACGCTGAAAGCTAACGTTGCTAACTTAGCTGTTATCTGTGGGAGTTGTCATCATGCTAAGACGGACTGGGAGCAATCATACTATGGCACTGGTCAAGGCAACGAGTTGCAAAGCGTAACGCCGATCAATGATGTATCGTCAATTGTTGTGTTAATGAACAAAAAATGAAAATTTAGATAAACTCAATCAATTTATTGACACTTGTCGTTCGATTTGAGCAGCTTTAAATTTATGAATGTAGTTAGTCACGATGAGAATTAAAACAACCCCCGCCCCCTAACACGTCCCAGGAAGAGCACACACATTGCCGTTATTTTGTGATAGAAACAATTTTTGAAAATTTTTAGGTAGGGGGGGTCACCAAATAATGAAAGGAGAGAGTAGTGGTGAAAAAGTCGGATAAAGACGTCAACGACGGGCAATTAACACGTACACCGCCAGCTTACTTAGGCCGGCAAGCTAAGGTCGTTTGGCGTCGATTAGTGCCTTTTTTAGAAGATGGTACCCCGGTTAAACGCATTGATAGCGGGCTTGTAGAGCAATATGCTTCCCAATATGAGATTTATCGCAATGCGTATAAACATATCCAGGAAAACGGTGAAGTCCAAGCAATCTATAAAACGTTACAAGATCAGACCGGTAAAAAAATTGGTCAAGACTTCGTGGGCTACAAGCGTAATCCCATGACGCAAATTTACGATTCAGCGGTTAAAAATCTGACTAAACTAGGCGCTGAACTAGGCTTGTCGCCAAAATCGCGTAGTGATTTGTTAAAGCTGAATTTAGATGATCACAAAGACAAACGTAGCGTAGCTGATCGAATGAAAGAGTTCTTAGGATAGGCGGTAATTATGAAAGTTGATCTAACACAAACACACGATGTCTTGGGCGTTTACCAATCAATCGATTGGCAATCCATTAAAACGCGTTATAACGATGCTGGTACCAAATACGCTTTCTCAGTTTTAGATGGCGATGTTGTTGCCGGTTATTTGATTAAGCTAGCTGCACTACGGCATTTGCGTGATTTACAGCGCCAGGGAAGTGTTGACTTTTCCTTTCATTATTCAACTAAGAAAGTTTCACAGGTTTTGAAGTTTGCGGCAATTTGCCCGAATGTTGATACTAGTGAACCCACAAAACTAATGCCATGGCAAGAGTTTATTATGGCAATGCTGATTGGTTGGCGTAATGATGACGGTGGCAAGCGCTTTTCACGAGCAATTGTTTCCGTTGCGCGGGGCCAAGGCAAAACTTATCTTATGGCGATTATTACTGCCTATAGTTATTTAATTGAGTCATTGGGACTATCTAACCAAGACTATTTAGTTTCATCCATTAATTACAAACAAACGAGCAAGATTCTGGGCTACATTAAGTCAATGCTTGCTAAGATTGCAACTATTGAGCCATTTAAGTCATTGATTGCTGATAGTGGGCTAGATACTCGGACATTGTCTTCGCAAGCGGACCAAGTTGTGATGAGTAGTAATAACAATAAACTGCGAGCAATCAGTCACGAAGCTGGTCAGTACGATAGCTTTCATTTCACAACGGCTATATTTGATGAGATTGGTGAAATTAAGACACGACAAAAGGTTTCTAAGATTGTGTCAGGGCAAGTTAAAGTACCTAATCGGCAATTTATTCAAATTTCAACGGCATATCCTGATCCCACTGTTCCGTTTCACGATGATGAGCGTATGATTCAGCAAGCCATGGAACAAGATTATTTGCGCGATGCTGATACATATTTGGGGCTTATTTGGTCGCAGGACAATCTGGACGAAACTTATAAGCCCGATATGTGGGTTAAAAGTAATCCCTTACTAGATTTACCGAGCCAACGAGAAGTGTTGCTGAACGGCTTGACAGATAAGCGCGATTCTGACGCTTTGTCGGGCACACTCAACGATTTCCAAAATAAAAACCTCAACTTGTGGCTAGAGCAATCGGCCGATAGCTTCTTGAAACTGCCTGACGTTGAGCGAGCTATTATATCATCATTTAGTTTTGATGACCGGCAAGTCTATATTGGCTTTGACTACTCGATGTTTAGTGATAACACGGCGCTAGCGTTTGTATTTCCTTATCGTGATAATAATGACAAACCACGATGGTTTATTTATCAGCATAGCTTTATTCCCTGGCAGAAAGCTGGTTCGATTGAAGCTAAAGAAAAGCAAGACGGTATTAATTATCGGAACTTAGCTCAAAAGGGATTTTGCACAATTAGTAGCCATCCTCAAGGACTAATCAATGACGAGCAAGTTTATCAGTGGTTACTTAACTTTGTTGAGCGGCATAGACTGGAAGTTGTTTTCTTTGGTTATGACGCGTGGGGGCTAACGCCTACAATCAAGCAGCTAGATTTGAATTCAGGGTGGCCATTGCAAGCCATTCGGCAGCGGACTAGTGAATTGAAGGATCCAACTAAGTTTTTGCAGACGATGTTTGTTGAAGGCTCGGTAGACCGCTTGGATGATCGAATTATGGAAAAGGCATTACTAAATGCTGAAATTTATGAAGACAAAATTGGTATTCAAGTCGATAAAGCTAAGGCCACATTGAAGATTGATGTGGTAGATGCGTTAATTGATGCCTTATTCCAAGCCATGTATCACTTTGAAGACTTTTCAGACGTAAACAATCCTGATAAACAGGTCGAACGTATGAACGAAAAACAAGTTCTTGAATGGTTTAATAACCCGGAGTCAGGATTGCTAGGAGATGATATTGATGATTTTTAAACAATTTTTTGCAACTATCTGGCATTATTTTGATGTACTGTGTTTCATTCTAGGTATGATTGCTGGGGTATATGCAGCCTTTTTATTTGGGCAGGCACAGGGCGTTCTAGCAATTGCTGTAGCTTTGTTTTTAGTTGGCTGGCTTTCGGAAGTCGTAACAGCTGGCCAAAAAGGAGGTGATTAACAATGCCTTTTTTTGAACCACCAACGGCAATAAATAATTCAGTTAGTATTCAAAGCGTGCCAGTAGAAGACGATAATATCGTTAATTTTTTGTCACCAACTGGCAATAATGAGTATGTTAGTGCCAAAGATGCTTTGGAAAATTCAGATATTTATTCAGCGGTTAATCAAATATCTGGAGACTTAGCCACGGTACAATTACTGGCCAATATGCCACGAGCGCAAGGAATTCTAAACAATCCTAGCACGACAGCTAATGGGCACACGTTTTGGCAGTCTATGTATTCACAATTGTTATTGGGTGGTGAATGTTTTGCATATCGTTGGCGTAATCCTAACGGTTTAGATTTGCGCTGGGAATATTTGCGGCCAAGCCAAGTGCAAACTTACTTATTAGATGATGGCAGTGGCTTAACATATACGGTTACTTTTGATGAGCCTAACTTGGGTATTTTGCAATATGTACCACAGTCTGACATGATTCATATCCGATGGGCCAGTACTGATGGTGGCATGACGGGTAACAGTCCTTTAAAAGCATTGTCGAATGAGTTACAAGTTAAGAATTCATCTAACAGTTTAACGTTAGCTGCACTAGCACGTTCAATTAGCGCTCCTGGTGTCCTATCTATTCAGCACGGTGGGCTGCTAAGTGAGAAGATGAAGGCCAGCCGTTCACGTAACTTCATGAAACAGGTGAACAAGTCAAACGGCGGCCCGGTAGTTATTGATCAACTTGAAGATTACAAGCCACTAGAAATGAAAGCCGATGTTACTAAGCTGTTAAGCCAAACAGATTGGACGAGTAAGCAAATTGCTAAAGTTTTCGGCATTCCTGATAGCTATTTGAATGGCCAAGGTGACCAACAAAGTAATATCGACCAAATCAAAGGCATGTACACCAATGCCCTTAATCGCTATTTACAGGCGATTTTAGCTGAGCTGGATAATAAGCTTAATGCTAAGATTACGGCCAATATACGGACTGCTGTAGACCCATTGGGAGACTCGTTTGCAGCTACCCTATCAGGGCTAGCTAAAGATGGCACGATTGCCAATAATCAAGCAACTTGGTTATTACAGCAGACTGGTTATTTTCCGGATGAAATGCCTGATGCTAAGAATCCAACGACACAACAAGTTGTGATTCAATCAGGAAAAGGAGGTGATAATGATGACAAAGAAAGTGATGATTAAAGGCGATATTGTTGATGATCAAACAGCCGGTTTTTATCAGTTCTTTGGAATGCCAGCAGTATCACCTTCGGGTGTTGCTGACATTTTAAATGATGACAGTGGTAATACTGACGATGACGACGGTGATGATGAAGCACTTGAAGTTGATATTGCTTCCAATGGTGGCGACGTTTTTGCGGCTAGTGAGATTTACACTATGCTAAAGAATTATGCTGGCAATGTAACAGTTAATATTCAAGGCTTAGCCGCTAGTGCGGCAAGCGTGGTTGCTATGGCTGGCGATCACATCAACATTTCACCAACTGCTCAGATTATGATCCATAAGGCTTGGTCACAACCAGCTGGTAATGCTGACGATCTGGAGCATGAAGCCAGTATTTTAAATGGCATTGATCAATCGATTGCCAATGCTTATGAAGCTAAAACTGGCATGGATCAAGCTGACTTGCTACAGTTAATGGCAAATGAAACATGGTTAACAGCCAGTGATGCCGTTGATAAAGGCTTCGCTGACGAAATTATGTTTACTGATGATCAACAATTACAACCGGTGAATGCTATTTCACATATTCCACCTAAATCTGCAGTTAACAAGCTGCTGAATCTCATTTACAAGGCGGATAAGGATAAAACTAAGCCGTCTAAAGAAGAAAATACTACTAATAGTCAATCTGCTGAATTACGAAACAGCAAATTGGCTATTTTATTTGGAAAAAATCAAAAGGAGGCCAACTAATGGCTAATATCAACACAATGAACGATGCTTGGATTGCCCAAGGGCAAAAGGTATCAGACTTGAACGACAAGTTAAACGCTGCTGTCCTTGATGACAGCTTTGATCAAGAAAAATTTAAAGCAATGAAACAAGACCGCGACAATGCGGTTTCCCGGCGTGATGCTTTACATGAACAATTGGAAGAAGAACGCAAGGCTCAAGAAATTGCCAATATGGATGATAAGGACAAGACCCGACTTGATGATGACGAAGAAGACATCAAAGCTAAGTTCATTAAGAACTTCCAAGGCATGATTAAAGGTGACCCTAAAGTTATGAACTTGGTAACTTCTTCTACCGACGAAGCTGGCAATGCAATTGGTTTGACTCTTCCTCAAGATATTCAAACAGCCATTAACACATTGGTTCGCCAGTACGATTCATTACAACAGTATGTTAATCGGGAAGCCGTGACGACACAAACGGGTTCACGTGTGTGGGAAAAATGGACCGACGTTACTCCGTTGGCTGATTTAGATGATGAAACGGCCACTATTGGCGACAACGATGACCCACGGTTGTCCATTATCAAGTACACAATTCATCGGTATTCTGGCATTACCACGGCTACTAATTCGTTGCTCAAAGACACTGCTGATAATATTTTGGCTTGGTTATCGCAATGGATTGCTAAGAAAGTCGTTGTTACTCGTAATACTAAAATCATTGCTGCTATGAACAACGCGCCTAAAAAGCCCAACTTGTCCAAGTTCGATGACATTATTACGATGATTAATACTGCTGTTGATCCTGCCATTAAGTCTACGTCGTTCTTAATGACAAATACGTCGGGTTTCAATGTACTTTCCGAGGTTAAGGATGCTATGGGGCGTTACCTATTGCAACCCGATCCAACACAACCTGATCGGTATTTAATTCGTGGTAAGCGGATTGTGGAGGTAGCTGACAAGTGGTTACCAAATGCTGGGACAGCAGCGGCGCCAGTTTATCCATTGTATTATGGTGACTTATCACAAGCGGTTACTTTATTTGACCGAGAAAATGCGTCATTGTTAACGACTAATATCGGAGCTGGCGCCTTTGAAAAGGATCAAACTAAGATTCGTGTGATTGATCGTTTTGATGTTGAAGCTACTGATACGGAAGCCTTTGTTGCAGGTTCGTTCAGTAAAATTGCTGACCAAACGGCCAACTTTGCGGCGAGCGCTGCTACAACGACTGACGGGAAGTAATTAGCCAACTATGTCGCCAATAAATACACAGTACAGTGACAATCTGGGCGGCTAAGTAAGGATGTGATTTAAGTGGCAGCCGATTTAGAAACATTAAAATCATCTTTGCGAATTGATGGCGATGATGATGACGAGCTGCTAAAAGGCTATTTGTCTGCAGCCACTAGCTACATTAAACAGGCCATTGGGGACGACAATAGCGTTCTAGAGTTCTATGAAATGGAAGGCGTGAAAGACTTGTTTGAAACTGCTGTTTACGCCTTAGCTGGTTCATACTGGTATTACCGGACATCAATCACTTCAAACACTGTTAATCCAGTTGACTTAGTTGTTGATTCAATACTTGGCCAATTGCGAGGCCTGTATAGCCAAAAGCAGGATGAGGTGGATGACAATGGCGATTAATAGGTTAACTCCAGTTGACTTTAACCAACGTATACAGATTGGCACTGTTAAAACTGTTCAAAATCCTATTAACGGGACTAGTAAGCAGACTTTTGTTAGTCAGTTTAGTTTATACTGTGCATCCTATACACGATCAATTGCATCTTCGTATCAACTCACAGCTGAACAATTAGAGCAAGTAGTGGTCATTATTAGGCATAACCCTAAAGTTTATGAAGGTATTAAGTGTCAGTATAAAGGTAAACTTTACGATGTCATCAATGACAGCATAGATGATTCTAGTAATTATCTATCTTGCGATTATTTGACGCTAAAGCAGGTTACTAAGGGGGCCTAGCGATGGCAAACGATGATATAGCCGCCCAACTAGAAAGCTGGCTTAAAGACGTCCACAAGCTAGTTCCCAATGAAGCTGAACAAGAAAAGATAACCAAAGCCGGTGCTAAAAAGTTGGCTGATAACTTGACGGAAGCCACGCGAAAGAAACATTATTCAAGTCATAAAGACGAGAAGTACGGACACATGGCTGACAATATAAGCTATAACAGCAACGATATAGACGGCGAATATGATGGAAGTTCAATTGTAGGCTGGACTAATAAGTACCATGATATGAATGCCATGAGGTTAAACGATGGTACCAAGCACATTGAGGCTGACCACTTTGTTGACCAGAACCTAGCCGACTCACAAGATGATGTCTTTAACGCCATGCTAGATGAATATAAGAAGGGGGACGATGACTAGTGTTATTACCAGTATCACAGGTAGCCAGCCTAGTTAACGCTCTCAATTTAAACTGGCTGGATAAAGTTTACCTGAATGCAATTCCTAACGAAGATTTAGACAACACTGATAGTACAGTCATGCTATTACAAGAGACCGATTCAAGCCCGGCCTACCTTGCAAACAGCACGTTTAAAGGGTTAGCCATGGGTGTTGAAATTCAAATCTTTTATAAGGTTGATTTAGAAGATGATTTTAATCCGCTTGAAACTGAGATAGCTTTAATGAAGAGCTTTAAAGAGGCCGGCTGGTTAATTGTATCTAGTCAGCACCACACAACTGACCCGGATACCAACCAAGTAACAAAAACGATTTATATCACTAAAAACGAAATGATTTAAAGGAGAGATTTATAAAATGTCAAAACACAACATTGTCAAAGCGACTTTTGCTTTGCTAGACGATAACGGCGACTTAATTAAAGACGCTACTAAAGGTCTATCTACTGATGGAATTTATGTTGCCGATCACAATGGCGAAGGTTTCAGTCAAATCAATGTGACTGCTATTGAAGCGGCCGGGACGCCTGGTTGGGGGAATGGACAAATCAAACGAACAGCTTATGGTAAGTCTATGCCCACGCTGGCTTTAACCGCCTTAGATTTGGACTTCAAGATTAACCAGATGCTAAAGGGGTTCACACAAAACACCAATACAGGTGCCTGGGTTCGTCAGCTACCTAAGCCACATGTTGCGATGATTGCCGAATCACAATCATTAGATGGCGACATCTCAATTTATGAATGCTTTAACAATATCGAATTCGTTGAAGAAGCATCTAATAACAGTACTGATACCAACAGTGAAGCTGCTTACTCAACAGCCCTAAATGGTACCGTCTTAACGCCATTAAAGTCTAACATTTTCTTAGCTGCCAACGGGGTACAACAACCTTATATGATTGCCAAGTCAACTGACACTAACTTCGACCTAGACAAGCTTATGGCTGAAACGTTTGGCGGCTACACTAAGTCAACAAGTGACACAACCGGTGGAGCGACTGGTAAACAGAACTAATTATCTAAAGGCTTCCTTAATTTGGGTGGCCTTTTTACATACCTAAAAATAAATGAAAGAGGTAATTTTTATGAAAATCAATGCTAAAAACTATTTTAAAATCAACAAGACGGCTGATGTAACGCCAACTAACAATATCATTCGATTAGCTACCAAAGTTCAAATTGGTATGTTGGAATCACAAGACACCGAAAAAGAAGTTACTGAACTAGACGCAATGAAAAACGGCCTAGAATTGCAAGATGATATGGTTGGCTTTGTACAACGGGTCATGGGATACACTGACAAACAGATGGAGTCTATTAACGACACTGTCTCAATTGAGCGTTTTGGCGAAGGAGTTGGTTATCTAATCATGCGGTTAAATGGTATTTCAGATGCCGACATTAAGTTATCTGAACAAAAGCAACGCAAGGCAATTGAAGATGCTAAGTCGTCAAAATAAACCGGCACAAACGCAACGTTGAAATCAAGCGAGAGGTTATGAAGTTAAAAAATCAGCAAGAAGATTTTAGCTTGCTAAGTAAACAATTGTTATTGGAGGGAATATCAACCAAGGAATTTGGCGATAGTCCCTTTTTTGATTTCATGGCGGCTTTAAATGCTCGTAAAAAGGAAGACCGATCTGAGTTAGTCGACCCACTAGAAGCCATTAATCAAACGTATGGCTTATAAGCGTTTGTGCCTAAAAGGAGGTTAAAAAAGAATGGCTAAAAAAGTAGTCGGCCGTGAGATGACCAGTAAGGTTGGCCTCGACAGTGCTGAGGCTGTTAAATCACTAAAGACGTTGACAGCCGAGGTTAAAGCCAATACTAGCGGCTGGAAGGCCCAGGAGACGGCATTAAAGTCAGCAGGTGAGTATCAAAAGGCCGCAGCAGCTAGGGTAGATGGCTTAGCCAAATCAATGGAGATGCAGAAGTCTAAAATTGATGAGTTAAAGTCCCGTCAATCAGGCCTAAACAGAAACACTAAAGACGGTGAAGAAGCTTATTTAAAACTATCTGACCAGATTAACAAGGCTAGTCGGTCATATGACTCAATGGGTGGTCAACTAGATCGGGCCAAGTCTAAATTACAGTATTACAACAGTGGGTTAGCCGACTTACAAAAGGGCTATAAACAGAGCACGGCTTTAAGTGAGTCCTATGTGAAACGCCTAGAAGCCGAAGGCAAGTCCACTGAAGCCAATAAGGCTAAATTGGGTGGCTTGAAGCAAGCTTATTCGAATATTGAGGCCCAATACAAGGCTCAAACTAACGAACTGGAACGGATTAAGACGGCCAGTGGTGCTACTAGTGACGCCTATAAACGCCAGCAAGTGCGTGTTAATGAAACCGCCACTAGTATGGCAAAGCTGAAAAGTGAGACTAATGAGTTAGATTCAGTCATGAAGAAGTCTAATGCTAGTGCCTTCACTAAGATGCTCGATTCAGCCAAGTCTAAACTAGGCATGGTTCGTAGTGAAGAAGCAAAGACTAAAGATGAAACAAAACATTTTGCCATCGGTTCTGCAATTGGTAACACGATTAGTAATGCCGCGTCTAGTGCTGTTGGCTATATTAAAGAGGTCACTCAACAAGGATATGAGCTAGCCGAAGCTGGCGGCACAATTAAGAAGCAGTGGACTAACTTAGGCCTGTCAGACAAAGATGCTACTAAGATGACGGCTCAAATTGGTGACATTCGCTCTAAGGCCAACATGTCCGGTGGGGCCATCGACCAAATGCAAAAGAAATTCTATGCCATGACCAACAGCACAACCAAAGCGCGGGCGATGACTGAAGTGATTGCTAGTTACGGGAGCGCTGCAGGTAAGTCCGGTGATCAGATTGCTTCCATGTCACAAGGAATTGGCAAACTGAGTGGTTCGGCCAAAGTAACAGCTAGCTTATTTAAACGATCATTCAGCCAAGTTCCTGAATTGCAAAAGGCAGTTATTAAGGCTAGTGGCATGTCAACAGATGCTTTTAACAAGCAGTTGGCAGCTGGAAAGATTACTGGTACTCAATTACAGGGTTACATGGTCAAAGCAGCTAAAACGAGCGGTAAAGCATGGTCTGAATTTGGTGATACTACTAAGGGCAAAATGGCGGCCATTCAAGGAACGTATACTAATTTGAAAGTAGCATTTGCTAAGCCGCTAGTTGCCGGTGTTGAAAAGGCTATTGATGGGGTTTCAAAGAAGAAGGGCGCTCTAGATGATGTTAAGAAGTCCTTGACGGGTCTAGTTGGCACACTTGGCAAGAAAACTGGGCAGTACGTTGGCGATGTTATCAGCTTCCTAGTCAAGAATGAAAAGCCAATCGAGAAGACCGGTGGAGCAATCGCTAGTATTGTTGGCAGCTTGGTGAAAGGTGCATGGTCGGCCATTGCCAGTGCTTTAAAGTTGATTGGTGGGCATTCCAAAGATGCCTCAAAAGGTATGAACGGAGTAGCCTCAGCTACAGCTAAGATTGCCAAGCACAAGACAGCCATTGAAAATGTTGGTAAAGCTATTGTGACCTACCTTGCTGTATCAAAACTAAAAGGGATAGTATCAACTATTTCCAGTGTCGCCGGTGGTATTGGTAAGGTCATTGCAGGCATGGTTAGCCTAGTCAAGTCAGAGAAGGTAGCGACTGCCACCCAATGGTTACTCAATGCCGCTCTTGATGCTAACCCGATTGGTATTACAGTCATTGCTTTAGCCGCCCTTACTGCTGGTTTAGTAGCTGCCTATAAGTACATTAAGCCCTTCAGAAAGTGGGTTAATGGTATTGGTACCTCGATGAAGAAGCTATTTACTGGCAAGTATGGCTGGGAGAAAAAGGTTGGCTCAGCGTTGGGTAAAGTCGGCAAGACTATGGATAAATGGGGAAAGAATGCCGGTAGTTACTTTAAGAAACATAAGTCTGAGATACTAACAACTTTGATTAACCCATTCGCCGGACTAGCCACATGGTTTCTAAAGGACACTAAGACCGGTAAGAATATCCAAAAGTGGTCTAAAGGTTTTAGCAAGGACATTAGTAAGATGGGTCTTAAAAAGGCCATGGATAAACAGGTCAGCGAGGCTTCTAAGGCTTTTATCAAGACCAAATTTGGCAAGTGGTATAAGACTATTTCAGATAGTTTCAACACTTGGAAGTCTAGCTTTAAGAAGAGCTGGAATAAGCATTGGTCTGATACTGGTAAGACAATGAAGGCTGATTGGAATGGCTCAGTTAAGGACACCAAGAACTTCTTTAGCTCTATCGGTAAGAAGTGGGATACATGGAAGTCTAGCTGGAAGAAGAGTTGGGCCAGCCACTGGTCTAGTAACGGACGTACCCTAAAATCCAATTGGGATGGCTCGTACAAGCTTACTAAGTCATTCTTCTCTAGTATGGGTACTAAGTGGGCTGGCTGGAAAAAGAGCTGGTCACACTCATGGAATAGTCATTGGGACAAGATGCGGTCTAACCTGCACAGTTATTGGAACAAAGACCTGAGCCATACTAAAGTGTTCGGAAATTCAATGGGTGACTGGCTATCATCATTCAAGAAGTCGTTCAAATCGGGATGGTCTGGCTTAGGTACTGGCGTTGAGAATATCTTCAAAGGGCTCTGGAAGAACCTAAAGAAGTTTGCTAGAGACGGCATGAACGATGTTATCGACCTTATCAATGGTGGTATCAATGCGGTTGATAGTGTCATCCATACGTTTGGTGGTAAAAAGAAAACCATTGGTGATTTAAGTCATGTTCACTTTGCCACTGGTACTGGGATGTTTAGTGGATCACGTAATCCAATTACCAAGCCTACATTAGCCATGCTAAATGATGGTCACGATTCCCCAGAAACCCATAATCAGGAAGCTTTAATTCATGCCAATGGCGAAGCTGAGTTGATTCATGGGACTAATGTTATGCGGTTACTAGAACCCGGTGCCGAAGTCCTAAACGCGTCTGAAACCAAGATGCTTGGATTAACTCACTTCTCTAAGGGCACTGGCTTTTTTGGCGACATCCTAAATAGTGTTACTAGTGGTATCTCAGGTGTGACTAGCTGGGTTGGGGAAAAGGTTAATGGATTAGAGAAGTTCTTCAAGACAGCCGAGAACATTATTGCTCACCCGGTTAAATCACTTGAAAACTTGTTTAGCTGGTCTTCCAAAGGTATCTCAGGTGTCATGAGCAACATTGGTCATGGCCTATTTAACGGCGTTGAGAAGCAAGCTAAGACGTGGTGGTCAACACTATGGGGTGGCGTTAGCGATAGTATAGATGGTGGTTCTTCTAGTTCTAGTCTAGTCAATGCCATGGAAAAGTATGGTGCTACTAACAAGTACGTTTGGGGTGCTGCTGGGCCTAATGCGTTCGACTGTTCTGGTTTAGTTGAGTACACGCTAAAGAAGATGGGTATTAGCTTCCCTCGGACGTCAGGTGAACAATACAAGGCTTCTAAACACATCAGCAATCCTAAACCGGGTGACCTAGTGTTCTTTGGCCCCGGTGGTTCAGAGCACGTTGGAGTCTACACCGGCAATGGCGAGTTTTATTCTGCCGAAAACGAGAAAGACGGCATGGGTATTAGTAAGGTGCACGGCGGTGGATATGGTACGTTCGCTGGCTATGGACGAGTACCCGGTTTATCAGACAGCACTAGCTCGGATAAGGCATCTAAGTCTAGTGGGCTGTTAGGTACCATTAAAAAGCAGGTCGGCTCAGGCTTTTGGAAGTTTATCAGCAAGCTAGGTGATATGTTTGGTGATGATGGTGGTGGTTCCATTGAGGGTGGCGCTATCACTCATAGCATGATTAATGAAGCACTTAGAATGACTAAGGTTCCCCGTGAATACTGGTCTAAGATGCAGTCAGCCATTATCAAGACTGCTGATAGTGAAACTGGTAACCGAAATATCATGCAAACTATCTCAGATGTCAACTCTGCTAATGGTAACCCAGCCGGTGGCCCATTGCAGTTTACCAAGACAACCTTTGACGCCTTTGCATTTCCGGGTCATCACAATTTCAGGTCTAGTTTTGACCAAGTGTTGGCATTCTTAAACAACTCTGACTATCTTAATGCTACTGGTAATACCTCGATTTGGGGCCATGCTAAGTACGACTGGCTTCATAGTGGCCCACAAGGTCATAAGCGGTTTGAGAATGGTGGTATTATCAACACTAACCAGTTGATTGAGGTCGCTGAACACAACAAGCCTGAAATGGTCTTGCCATTGACTAATAAGAGTCGGGCTAACCAGCTAATTGCACAGGCTAGTCAGGTTGTAAATGGCAACAATGGTAGTCAGGTTGCGTCTACTAACAGTGAAAGTAGTGAGAAGCTTGATAAAGTCATTGCATTATTGACGGCTTTAGTATCAGGCCAAGGCAGCGTTCAAGCAGTCATTGCTAAATCTGATGTGGTTAATGCGGTTAAATCTGACAATAAGACTAATTCACAATATTCACAAATGATGGGGTACTAGTACCCTAATCAATCAAAGGGTAGTCATTAAATGGGCGCCCTTTTTACATAGCTAAACTTAAAAAGGAGGTTAAATCGTGATCTTACAACGAGATGATTTTGAATATGCGGGCTTGAATAGCCGGGACGATTTACAGGTTGAGATGGGTAACGTGGCATTGCCTAGCGCACCAGCCATGGCTGAACAAGTGACTGACATACCGGCCATGTATGGTAACCAATTTAACGGCACTGACTTTACGAGCCGGACGATTAGTATACCGGTATCCATTTACTGTGCTGATAATCAAGACAGATTTAATCAGATTATGCACAATTTAAGCGGTCTGCTACTAAGCGATGAACCTAGTGATAATGGCAGGGAATACCCATTAATATTTGGCTTTGAACCCAAGGTGACTTATTGGGGGCATATTACCGCAATTAGTGACCCGGCCCCGATTAATATGGGTATGTATGACATGACACTTACTATTACCTTTGTGCAGTCTGATCCCCGTGCAACCCTGCCACAGGTTGAAACACCCTTAAAAAACGGCTTAAATACAATTATCGTTGATGGGACTGCTAGAACGGAGCCAGTTATTCAGGTCATACCTAAGCGGGATTTAAAACACATTGGTTTCACCTTAAATGGTGGCGAATATGGGCTAGGGCCAGATAGTGATGAAGACCAAGCAGTGGCGGTACAGCCTTACACGCAAGTTGTGAACAGTGACGTATTAAATACCATGGCTGAGTGGACTAATGATGCCAATGCGATTGCTCAGATGAAGACCGCTGGCAAGCACATTTATCAAGGTGAAGCTGATAGTAACCGAGATACCCAAGTATTAATGGTCAAGCTAGCTAATGGGGTTAAACAATATGGTAGTCATCAACCAGACTGGTATGGCCCCGGTGTTCGTTTTACTGGCATGACTAACAGCCTGACTAACTATCGAGTTAAGACTAGAATCCACCACATTAAGCACTTAGGTACCCATAATGGGCGCGCGATGGGGCGGGTAGAAGTTCTGCTTTTAGACCCTAACGGAGCTACAATTGGCCGGTTTGGTCTAGCTGATTCTAGTTCCGGCGGCACCCCAACGTGTTACTTACAAATTACTAAACCGGGTGGTGCTTTTGCTGGCGGTGATGGTAAACATGAAACGCTATTTATGGGTAAGGGCCCTTCAGGTAGCTCTAGCAATGGCCGTGACCAGAAGATTAAAATTAAGACTGGCACTACGATTAAGACGGTAGTCAAACGGTCACGCAATAAGCATGGGAAGGTGACAACTAAGACCATTAATGAAAAAGTTGACAAATATATCACCGTTGTTAACAAAGAAGAAAAGTCGGCGCTAAGCACTAGTTGGCTAGAACTCGACTTAATCAAAAATGGCAAGGTGTTTAGCTGGTCAATCACCCAATACTACACCAGTGGTAGTCACAACGGTCAACCATGTAAAGACCCTAAACGATTTTTAATTGTGCATGGGACGTTTGTTGACACTAATTCAAATTATCAATCGGCTTTAGGTGGTATCGGTGGGGTGTTCTTTAAGCACTCGATTGCCGAAGATGATGAAAATGTCGGCTATGAAAACCCTTATCTATCAATCACTCACCTGGACATTTACCAAGTTAATGACGTATCACAGGACGCACCTAAATATATTGCTAGTGCTGGTCAAGAGATCGTCTTAAATTGTGAGACTGATAGCACCACGGTTGGCGGTAAGCTAGCTAGTCCAATCTGGTCAACGGACTATCCCAAATTAAGCCCGGGGGTTAATAGCCTGACTATGATTGGTGACCTAGATGACGCACAAATCACGCTTAAATATCTACCCAGATTACTCTAGCAACACTTAAAGGCTTCCCATTAAGGGTGGCCTTTTTACATAACTAAAATAAGGAGGTTAACAGATGGCCTTAAATAACCAGTATTTAATCCTAGATTCGAATTTAAAGCGGATTGGTACCCTGACCGTGGATGGAGCCACTAAGTTCTCTAACGACAGCGTCAAGATTCAACTAGCTGATTCAGACACGACTAGCACTAGCTATGATGATGACGTTAATGTGGGAACTGATGACACGTTTGATGGCACGGTTAACCTAAATGCCCAATCTAAAAAGTTCGACCATCAAGGCTCTTTAGACGTGCTTCAAGGTCAACCTGATTCAGACAAGGTGGTGGCTGGTAACAATCTCGCCTATTATGATGAGCTATCGGGTCATTGGTATGTCATGCGTATATACAGCGTGGAAGAGAACAATACCGCCGCTGTTAAACACGTCACAACGGCTAACTTCACCAATTTATGCTTGTACACACTGGCTCATCATTATCCTATTGCTGCTACCGCCAGTGCAAGCACGATTCAGACAGCTTTTAACGAGTGTTTTAATGCCACTGGCTGGACGCTAGACTATCAGACCACTAATGTAATGACACCATCGATTACCATTGACGGCAAGACTAAAGCTAGTACGCTGATTCAGACGCTAATCCAGACTTATGATGTCGAAATTGACCCATATGTTGAGATTGACTCACAAGGGAACATCACGAAAAAAGTGTGTGTTATTACTGACAAGCTTAATGCTGATGTGGTCTATGATGAGGCGGTATTTGGCAAGAACATCACTAGTATTAAACGGACAACGGTATCAACGCCCGTGACTAAGTTAATTCCATATGGGGCCAACGGTAGCACGATTGCCTCGGTTAATGATGGTAAGCCCTACATTGTGGATGATGCGGCTAACCAGAAATATAACCCCGATTGGCAAGCTGGCCTTTACTATGAAGCGGTAGTTACAGCCAATCAGATTAGTAACTCAGCCGGTTTAAAGGCCTGGGCTCAGGATATGCTTAAACTATACAACCACCAGCGGACATATTATGAGATGAATGTAACACCCAACTTTAATCCACCATTGGGCGCCACGATCAGGTTTAAAGATGAGCTAATTGACCCGGTATTAGACGCCAGTGGCCGGGTGATTCAACGCACTATTAGCAAGGCTAACCCTTATGGCAACACAGTCGGCTTTGGGGAATATACAACTGTTCAAGTTGCCACCCCGGCATGGATGGAACAGTACCAGAATGTACTCAGTAATGCGGTTGATGAAGCTAAGAAGGACGCTAGTTCAATTAAACCAGTTGCTTTAACGCCTGACGGTAACAATTTCACTGATACCACCCAGACTAAGCGCTTAATCTTACAGGCTTGGGAAGGTAGCACCAATATTTCATCGTATATTGACAGCAAGGGCTTTATCTGGCGCCGTTATAATACCGATGGCACGGTTGACACCAGCTATCAGCAAACGGGCTACTTAATTAATGCGGCTAGTAACGCTGTCGGTACCTTGCACGGCACGATTGAAGCTGATTATATCCAAGATGACCCGGAAATTAAGCTAGACACCACCGGGATTAGTTATTTAGGCGTCTATGGTCCTGATGATAATGGGGCTCATTCGGCGACTCAATACATGGCACGTTTAAGCAATGGGCAGTACCTAACTAGTCGGGCTCGTGATGACAGTGGCTCTAGTGATACCATGTTCGCTTTACAGGATAGCAAGTTTGCCGTGCAGTCAGTGATGTTGCAAGTCCATGGTCAACATGGTGGGACGTTTGGGGTACAGGAAGTTAATAACACGGTCTATATTTGGAACATTGTGAGCTTGAAGAATGACCATGATTATATTCTAGTTCGTTTCCCTTATTTACCGGGAGTTACCTTACAGCCTACCGATAAACGAGTTCAACAGATTATGACCCTTAAAGGGTATGGCCGCATTAACTATGACCGTCAACACGATATGGTCTCAATTGGCTATAACGATGGTAGCACCGATATTCTTAAAGCGAGTGACCTGTTAGCCGGCAATTATAACGTGCTATACAACTTTAATATCACGGATTATGGGATTGATTTTAATCAGAACACCTACCAGTCTGAATGCCTAGACTTTCCTTACTTTTACTTTGCGGCCGGTGGTGGTCAAGAAACAAATGAGGACCCACATAAGGTATGGGCTTTAAATGTCGTGCATAAAGGTGCTGAGTTTGAGGTTTATCTGGATAATGACCTAGATTTTCCTAATTTGACCGATGAAAACCGTGAAGTTGAAACTTGCAATGTCTTTTATCAAAATGGTCAGCCTTATATGCTGTTTACTTTTAATACCAACGCCCTTTTAATTAATCCGGCTTCGATGGAACGTGAAAAGGTGTATACCATTCCAATGATAAAACGGTCAGCAGTTAGTGTGATTGATAAGGGTACAATCAGTGAAAATGATAACACGGCCGATTAGAAAGGAGGTGAATTAAATGGCTGAATCTAATGCAACTCAGGTCATATTAACCGATGATGGCATTAGAATTATTAACGCGCAAAATACGGCTGATAATGCGGTTAGTGGGGTCGCCAACTTAAACGATCCCAATTTAATGAGCGTCATTGAAAAGCAGACCCAAGCAGCACAATATGCCGGATTAACAAGTCAGTATAATGTGATTCTAGCCCGTGCTAAAGATGCCAGTATCAGTACGACTGCTTTAACCACAGCCTATACTAATCTGAGTGCCTTTATGACGGCCATCTTAACAGATACCACTAAAGCTAGTGATGTTAATCGAGACACCTATAAGAGTCTCACAGATGCTTATAATTCAGCATTAAGTAAGGTTCAGAAAAATTTAGATGATTACGTTAATAATGAGTTTAACACCGCTAGCTCACAAGCCGTTGTTGCCGACTCTAACGCAACGGTTGCTAAGTCTGCTGCTGATAGTACAGGGGCGCTAGCCGAGACGGCCTTTGAAAACAATCAAACCACTAGTCAGGCAGTAACGGCCTTAAAAGACGGATCAACAATGACGATTGCAGAGTTAGCAAACGGGTTGGCTACTAAGGTCGCTGATAACGATTACGAGACCTATAAAACACAAACTAAAGATTTAATTGCTAGTAAAGCTTCTAAATCCGATGCTAATAATGCCAACTTAATTCCATATTCAAGCCACTTTACTACTCCACTTACTGGTTGGACATTAATGAACTGGGGGGCGACTGACCGGAAACTATTAGTGACTACACATACTTTCTACCAGAACGGCACCGGGGCACTGCTTTATTTAAATACAGCTCAAAATGGTACTGCTGCCGCTGGTTCAAATCGGTTCCCATTATTGCCAAATACAACCTACACGTTTCAATTTAAAGCTTTTGCGTCTTCTAACGTTGTCGGTGCAAACGTTTATTTACTATCTAGGGCTTATGGTTCCACCAGTGATTATGACACAGTTCATGGGCTCTTTAACAACTTAGTGACTTCGCCATCACAGATTGACCAGTATACGGTTACTTTTACGACTGGTGCTAATGATAACGAAGGTTATATTCGAGTTGACAACATTGGGTCTAATAATAGTGCTTCTTCTGGGTTATTCTTTACCGAATTAAAACTAGAACTCGGTGATACGGCTACACCTTACGTATACGGTGGTCAAGATTCAATGATCGCGCAAACGTCTGATGATGTCTTAATCAAAGTGTCGAAAGATGAGTTAATTGATGAGATTAATGTGCAAGCTAGCAGTACGCTGATTTCTTCAAGTGGCCAGTTAACACTATCTGCTGACACTGTTTATTTTGATACTAAGAAGCCAGTTGTCATTCCAAGTGCAAACCTCGATACGGTTTTAGTTAACAAAACTTTGACAGCAGCAGATATCACGGCTAACACGTTTAGTACCAATAACGGAACATTCACGGTAGATAAAAATGGTGCCATAACAGCTAAAAATATGACACTTATTGGTGGCATATTAACCTCGCCAACAATCAATACTAGTACGATTAATGGTTCAACTATCAACGGGACAACGTTCCATGGTGGCGACATTATTAGCAATGCCAATAACACCGCTAAATATTATCCAATGACTATTACGCCAGACGGGGCGTATAATTCAACGTACTTTGACAGTGCGGTTGGACTGCAATCAAGCGTTGAATCTGGGGGTATTAGCTATAAATATCGCTCAATGATCGGTAGTGGGCAATACTTAGCTTATGATTCAGTAGTTAACGGTCAAGGCTTTGAGTCACAATCAGGTTATACGTCAGCCAAAGATACAACTTTTTCCAATCCGGAGACAATCACAGGCTATGTTAACGTAACACCAGCCTCAGGAATCTATCTATACGGGCCAACGCAAAAAATAAACTTTGCTGGTAATGCCGATAATATTGGCAGTAACGGGATTACTATGGATGCTTATGGCAATATATATGCACAAGCGAATTCTTCTTATTGGCGAATTAGAGATATTAATAGCAATGATATTGCTGACTTCGGTATTGACACTGCCAGTGCTAACAATATTTTCTTGCATCGCGAACTGGATATTGGTAACTTCCAAATTAATACCGGTCATACGTTTACCAGTGCTGATAAGGGCGCTATTCACTTTGCTAAAGGTGGGGGCGGTGCCGCTGACATCTATGCTGGTGCTGTTCACTATACTAGCTTAGTTAAATCGTCTCTATTGAGTGTTAAGCAGGATGTTCAAAAGGCTGATACCGCCTATTGGGCACAGCTAATTAATGCAATCGACCTAGCCACTTATCAGTACAAAACTGACGATAATACCAGTCATTTGCGGCTGTCTAGCATTGTTGACGACGTTAATGTAACAAAACAGTGGCAATTGCCAGACGTCTTTATCAACCGCGATGAAGATGGCAAGTTAAATGGGGTGGATGACAGTGTGCTATTAAATGCCACCCTAGCCACTGTGCAGGAACAGCAAAAGGAAATTGACCAATTAAACGGGCATTTATTAGAATTGGAGGCCAAATTAAATGGATAGCATTTTAATCACGAATTATAAACCAGATTACACAAACAATATTATGACGATCAGCATTCAAATTAACACGCTGGGGATCGGTTCACAGGTTACCATTTCAATGGACGATTTCAACACGGCCATCGCGACTGGTGTCGATAACGTTAAATTAAAGGTGTTAAACACGCTGATTGATAGTCTGACTGCTTTAAAGCCAGTTACCACGACTACGACAACCACCACACAGGAGGATTAAATTATGAATATCGATGCACAGGCCTTAATTAACAAGATGACGAGTAACTATGCCCAAGCAATTGCCGTTAAAGATCAGCAATTAGCGATGGCACAAGTTCAAATTGACCAGCTCAATGCCAAGTTGGCTGAGAAGGAGGCACCTAAAGATGGCGAAAACGCTTAGTTTTACCGATACTTCACCACAAACGGTTAAAATTGGCGATACCACCACGAGCTTTACGTTAATTTGTGGCAATGATAATGTGGCCACTGACTTAACTAATGTTACTTCAATTACCGTTAAATTAGGCAATACTAGTGGCTATCTTAAATCGGTCACAGTTGGCCCAACTAGTTTAACGGATCCAACAACTGGCCAGATTGTGCTAGCTTTAACAGCGGATTTAATGACCGGCTTAACAGCGGGAGATTATCAGCTAGAAGTATGGGTGGTTGATAGTACCGGAACGTCAATTTACCCGAGTGAGTCAACATTACAGTTCCAAATTAATAGTAGTCTTGAATAGGAGGTAGACAATTGAATAAGCACAAGTTAAAGGCACTCATCTTAACGGTGGGCGCCATTTTTATGGCCTTTTTAATGGTCAATGTTACCAGTCAGGCTTCAACTAGTCGTGAACAAGGGGTCGACTGGTCTAAGTATAACGGCAATAGTGGGACATTCGGCTATAGCACCGATAAGTTCGTGCTATCACAGGCGGGTGGCTTTTATGGCGGGACTAATATCCCTCAGACCACGTATAACAGTCAAGTTAAATCGGCTCAACAGGCTGGAAAACGGGTGCACACCTATTTATGGGATGGGGTTGGTGGCAATATGACCAATGCCAAGGCGATGATGGCCTATTACTTGCCGCGTATTAGGACGCCCAAGGGTAGTATTGTCGCACTAGACTATGAGGACGGTGCTTCTAATATTGTGACAGCTAACACTAATGTCATTCTAGCCCAGATGAAGCTTATTAAAGACGCTGGCTATACACCTATGCTGTACTCCGGCAAGGCCTATTTAAACACTCACGTTAATACTATCGCCATTGTTAAAGCCTATGGTAATTGCCTGTGGCTAGCTGAATATCCGGACTATCTGGTTAGAACTAGTCCTGATTATAACTGGTTCCCTAGCATGGACGGCGTGGCTATCTTCCAATTCACTAGCATGTATAAAGAAGGCGGATTAGACGGCAATGTCGATTTAACAGGAATCACTAAATCAGGCTACACGACTGCTAGCAAGAAACAAGCTCAAGCCAACGTTAAGCAGGCTCAGGCAGCTAAGAAAACTTCCTTTACGGTTGTTAAATATAACCAGCAAGGAGTGTTCTATCCTAATCGGACACTAGCTGTTCGCTACACGGATTCAGACAAGGTACGTCAAGTTGCTACTTATCATAAGGGTGAGAGTGTAATTTATAATGCGGTCATTATTGAACACGACTATGTCTGGGCACGTTACACCCGTTCAAATGGTCTGTATGGATTTATCAAGTTAGGTGTCACTAATGGTCATGACTACGGGAAGCGGGTGGTCTACTGATGGCACAATACGACGATACAACTAAGTTATTAATGGATATTCAAAAGGATGTGGCTGCCACCAAAACGAAAGTTGAGAACATCGAAGAAAAGCTGAATCAAGTTGACGATATTGGCGACAAAGCTGACAAGGCGCTGGCCAAGTCCATTGAAGCCAGCCATCAAATTGACCGCGTGACGACCATTCAAAATTGGTTGATCGGTGTCTTGGTTAGTGGCGTGCTCGTCACGTTAGTTATTTACATCGCGGAAAAGTTCCTTTAGGAGGGAAAAATAATGACAAAATTTTTAAATGTAATTCAGGCAACACTCAAAGCTAACTACAAGAAGCCCGCTTATTGGGCCCAGATTATCGGGTCCGTGTTGATTATTGGCTTAGCTGTCGCAACGGTCTTTTTTGGTGTTAAGATTGACGCTAATGCAGTTGTGTTAGTGATTACCGCCGTGGGGGCAATCCTAGCTTTTGTCGGGGCAATTACGGATAATTCTATTTTGGAAGATACCGGCAATACGATCAAAACCAAGTCGAACGCGTTAGCTTCTACGGAACAAACGGTCGTGGAAGCCTTGGCAGAAGCTCAGGCTAAAATTGAAGCAGCTAATTCAGCAGCAGCTAGCCGAGCCGAAGCCCAAGCATCGCAAGCAGTGGTGGCAGCCTATAGTCAAGCGGCTAGCGCGGCGGCAGTTGGTGACACAGCCACGGCTAGTTCAGCGGCCGCCTTAGCATCGTCACTAGCAGCTAATTCAGATAAGTATGCGCAATCAAATGCTGAAACGACGTCAGAATCCGCCTCACAAGCAGGAGAAAAGTAG